TCTGGTCCTAGTGCTAACTCCTGAACATCTTGTGGAATAGCAATAGGTGCTTGAATAGATTTCTCTGCTGCTTGGATCTGCAATACTGCAAAACGAGCACGGGCTAACTGAACAGATAGAACATCATCAAATTGTCCACGAGCTTCACCATCTAAAGATGAACGAAGTGCAACTCTTGCCAAACACTTACCGACTGGGTTAGGTGTATTAGATAAAACTAAGTCATCACGTTCTGGTATAAAAATTAAATCTTGATCTTTATCGTGGTATCTAACAATAGATAGATAAGGGGAAGTATAGGAATATTTATTCTTGCCAATTATTTGTTCATAGAACTCAGGATATTGTGTTGCAATAGTTTCAGCATCGGATGCAATAATCTGTGATATAGATAAACAACGACCAAATCTATCTACCTCAGGGTATACACCAAAAGGATTTAGTAAACGGATACGAGGATTGTTTGTCTCATAATCCATTTCAATCATTGCTGGCAATAGACCGTAGGTATTAAAGTAATCAGCACCGGTATACATCTGGATCTGTAGATCAGAAGATGCTACATAGTAATTAGCAATACGAGTTCTAGTATCAGCAGCACGGCGTTGGGTATCAGATACCATATTAGTTGCTGCACAATTAAAGGATGGCAGTGGTGCCATTACCTCTGCTAGATCCCTTGCTGCTACATCTACAAAGTTTGCAACTAAAGGCTTTGGGTAATCCTCTGAGAACATAGCTGGATATACTTTTGATATATCACCTTGGCGCACAGAAAGAACATCGCGCATACGTTGGTCTCTAGCTGCATAGCGGTTCTTCAACCGATCTATCTTAGAGACTACCTCTTTAGTTGATAACAATATTGCTCCTTAAATAAATGTGCGTTCCTTCTCAGCAAAGAGTTCATCAAGATTGACAACTACTCTTTTGTTTTGTTCATACTTTGATAGGAATGGATTTTTAAGATGGTGTGTCTGGTACTTACCATAGTTGAGCATCTCTCTTGCTCTGATCTCACAGAACCAAAGAGCCATTACCATATCTGTCTTACCCTTAGTCGTAGGAGACCAAGTAATTAACTGCTCTATTAGAGCCTTAATGTTTTCAGTTTGATCTGAAGGTAAATGTATTAGGTTATCTCTATGATGCTTATTATCAAATTGCTTAGTACCAAATAAGGTAGCCATAGATGCAACACCGAAACCTGCATCCCATTTATTATTGCCTGTATGGTGTTCTTTAAACTGTACACCTTTAGATGCTAGGTGTGTTCTAATACCTTCATCTTGTGTTAAGAAAGACTGAAATGCGTTCTTCTCTACTATCCACTCACTGGGACCATACAATGATGTCCAGTCAAATATTAAATTTCTAATAGCAGCAGGGCTAGGCCGCGTAATCTTAATAGCATCTACAATATAGCGTTTGTTTGTAGCTCTATCAATTGCGTAACAGACTGCTGCGGTATCACCTATCATCGCTGGGTCAAGACCACAGATATAGGTAAAGCCATTTAAATCTCTTGGGTGTCCAGGATGACCTGCGGTTAGTCTGCCTGACTTACGCATACCATCTATAGAACCACGAACACAGACTGGGTCAAAGGCCGCATCATCTGATATGTCTTGTTGCTGGTAAATCAAAGCCCAGGTTGAAGCATCCATAGATTGGCGTTCGTTATATAGGTTACGCCCATTCCATCTGGGATAAAGATGAGTTACTGGATCCTTCTCAGTTTCTTCCTGACCATCAAAGGGTTGATCAGAGGCAGGCCATAAGGTTTCCCACTTATCGGGATCATCATCTACTGTAAGTAGAGCTGGCATTGCTAGGTAGGACCAAGGTACTAGGCCACCAGGATATCTATCGTTGTTGCGTAGTTCTTTGTATAGATCAACTGATGCTACACGGGTACCTATAATGATAAGTTTACCTGTAGGGTTAAGACGAGATCTTACATCTTGGGTTAACCACTTGATCTGTCGTTCAAAGTCATTAGCATTAGATAGAGTTACAGCATCGTCTACTATAATCATATCTGCTCTTTTACCGTAGATCTGACCGCCAATACCAACTGCTTCTATATTGGGATCCTTCTCACCGGATTCACGCAATTCATCACCGAAGGTAACGCGAGTTGCTTGCCAGGAGGCGCTCTTAGATTTAAAGCCAATACCGGCAGCGTAAGCTGACTGTAGGGCCTCATACTGCGGATGGGTAAGTCTTTGCTTTATAGCGTATAAAAAGTCTGCCGCTAGGCGTTGGGTCTGGGAAACTATAAGTACTCTAAAGTTTGGGTTCTTACAGACCTGCCAGGTGACGTAGTCAATTGTAATAGTCATTGACTTGGCGTGGTTGGGCGGAATGTTTAGAAGTATGCGGTTATTAGCTAATCCTTTTTCATACTTCATAGAGGGGTGTAACCAAGAAGGTTTACCAACCTCAATCATATCTACTAAATTTTGTTGATGGGGGAAGGTCTTATTATGTAAGAAGCGATCCCTGAACTGGGCAAAGGTAATCTCATTTATATCACCTAGTGCGAAGTTCTTATCTTTAAGACCTAGCCTAGTTCTATCTACCTTGTCCGCAAATATTTTATCTGTCCTGCGGTAGTACTCATAAGTCTTGATAGACTTGCCGGCGGAGGCACAAGCCTGCTCTATAGTCATAGTTTCAGCTACGGAGTTTAGAATAATTCGCTTGGCGATATCTGCTGAGTTCTCAGCCATAAACTCCTTATGTGGATAAACCTGTGGATAAGTCCCGTAATTGAAATCTTTGATTTATTACTGGGCAGAGAATATTATACTGGAGATAATATTACACTACACCTGCCGCTTTGCGTATGTTTGCTGGTAACTCCCGAAGGAGCTACAGCGACTGAGGGGTAAAACCTTCACTCGCCCTTAGGGGGCATCGCGAAGGTTTACCGAAGCGATGTGGTCGTAAAACTTAAAGCGGTTCGTTTTACTCCCCTACTATATATAAGGCGGGAAATTAACTCCATTTCCCGTTTTCTAGTAAAAAATCTTTATAAATGTGGTACACCTCACAACTATACTAGGGCAAAACGGACATATCGGGCTATATAGCTGCCAGCTTCACTTTAGGAAATATTTTTATTGTGGGTGTATACAGTCCAGCCGCGCCGCGTTAAGCAAGGGTGGGTCGGTTATCCGTTGCGGTGTGCGGTGTTTGCGGGGCGGTGGTTAGGGTTTGGTAGCCGTTGCGCCCGTTGTCTATAAATGCGGGGGTTGACTACCCTATCGGCGGCCTACTTAATAATAACCTGGCTTAATCTCCCGCAGCTATCCGATACGCCTAACCATAATCTCACCGGCCTACTCTCTCACCGGTGGCAGCTCACCGATAATCGCCGATCTATTGGATCCTGGCTTACCTAATCCGACACGCTTACCCGCCTATAGTTGACATACGGTAGATCACCGTACTATTCTCCTACTAGTGAGCTAATAGGTAGCTCACCCTTAGAGATAGGAATATCTAGTGAATAGATCTAAGCAATACACCCGCCTAACCGACACCGTAACCGGTGAGCTTATTGTTAGCGCCGATCTAACACCGGCAGCAGCTAAGCGCATAGTTAAGGAATATGCCAGATTTGGTTATGAGCTAACGGTGGCGATCTAATGGCCACCGTATTGATGGCAGATAGTAAACCGCTTATGTGTGATAAATGCGATCAATACCCGGCGCGGTATTATGTGAGCGGCCTAAGCTATATTGGCTTATATGATGGGATCTGCGCTAGTTGCTGCCAGGCCTATCTGCTATCTATAGGAGATACCGCCGGCGCTGCTAAGTTTATCGGTCAATAGTGTTGACCTATAGCCTACCGGTGAGATACGGTAGGCTATGGGATTCCACTATCGGGATCAATTACGGGAGGATAAATCTATGAATAGCACAAAACGAGAGATGAGCTGCGCTGACTTAATCGCCGGCGAATTAGCAGACCGGGAGCAGCAGCTTAAGGATCTTTACACCTTAGCTGATGATGGTGACGATAATGCTAGGGAGGAGATCTACGAGATGGCCTACGGTATAGATCGCCGGGAGATTCTGCGGGTAGTGTGGAGCGGCGGCGGCCCGGCGGATTACTTAGAGATAACCCATAGTGGCGGCGATATTCTGCGTGTGGAATATCTTTACCAGGATTGGTACGACGGCGCTAGGTTAGACGTATCGGAAGAATCTGCCGCTTATAGATACGCGGAAGAGATAGTGGAACTAGAGATGGTGAGCAGATGAGATCCCGGAGCTATTATTTAACCCGCAGAATTATCCGGTGTTTATTTTGGATCGGTATCGCCGGCTTATTGTGGCTTATAAGTACCCGCCTATGGTGGACACCGGGCGGGTATTGTATCGGTGATCTAGTTAGCTGCGGTTAATTGGTGGCGTATTATCGCTACCGGCCTAATATCCGGCGGCGGTAATCTCCTACCAATAAAGGGTTAGCTGGTAAAGCGCCGGCTAAGGGTGAGAGAGAGAGAGAGAGAGAGTACGCATATGATCGGAGATAGTAAAGAAGAGATCTCTAAACAATTAGGAGATCTAATTTACGGCGGCGACGGTAGCTTTACCCTAGCCGATATTGAGGAGATAGTGGGAGATGGTGATCTGTTTGAATATATCTAAGATAAGCCTATCGGTTAGCCAGGAGGGTAACGCGGTATTAGGTAACTATTATCGCATAAGCGCATACGACGGTGACACTTATATCGGGGAGGAAATATACGCCGGATACAATAAGAGAGAGAGTATGCAACGTGCAAGAGAGAGAGTGAGAGAGAGAGGAGGATTAGGATTATGGGCCAAGAATTAGAGAGAGAGATCGCCGACGGTATTATCGCAGCAGCGCCGGATAAGGAAAGCGCAGCGATAGCTAAGTCTATGTTAGACAGTGGCAAGATTATAATTATGAGCTGCTAATTGGTGGCGTACTATGCAAGCCTATCGGTATACGGTAGGCTAGCGTAGTATCCTACTAGCAATAGCGGGAGAGGGTGAGCGAACGCTTACTTAACTATGGATAGGAGAGAGAGTATGAAGTGTAATGAGTGTGAGAGAGAAGTAGAGATAGCAGACGGAATAGCTTTATGTCATTATCACTACACCAATGTCAACCTAGAGAGAGAGAGTATGAAAGCTACACCGGCAATATGTGGCGATCACCTAGTACCAATAAGTGAGTGTGATTGCCTAAGTTATTTAAAAGAGATAGAGACATCAGCTAAAAGACTGATTCAATTAACAAAAGAGAGAGAGGGTATGAAATGAATATCTGCCAATTCTGCGGGTGGGAGATAGCGAGAGTGGATTGGTATCACCGCTACAATAGCAAACTAATCTGCGATAATTGTGTAATGGATACAATGAGCGAGAGGGAGAGAGAGGGAGCAAAATGAAAGTAAAAGATATATTAGAAGTGTTAAACAATCTACCTTTGGAAGAAGATTTAGTTATCCAATGGTATAGAAAGGAAGATGTAGAGAGCAATAAGGGTAGGAAGATAAGCCGAGAAGTCTGGGAGCATATAACTTCCTGGGCACCGGACTATATTTCCGAGGAGGATTTCGGGATTTCAGCACTATTAGAGAGGGCGGAACAAGACAATGACTAATATAGTAGAGCTACCCAATAGGAATAAGATTACGGTTGTATTCTATGAAGTATCAGACCCTCAGAATATAGCAGTATGGGGCGGAGAAAGCCCGCGAGAAGCGTTAGACTGGTATCGTAGAAGCCCTGCCGGTAGCAAAATATGGGTGTCTCAATATGAGACAGACGAGGAAGAGGCTAGGTTGGTGTTAGACTTAATAGAAATAACCCCAATAGTGCTTGCCACCATTACGGATAGCATAGATAGATGGAGTAAATGAAGAACACACACAGAGTTAAAGCTGCTGCCGATCAAGCCGTTCGCCAGCGTAATTATAGGAGAGCGAGGGAGAGAGCGCTGACTAGATTAGCTAATGCTTTCCCGGATATATATCGTGCTTATCTTGAAGAGGAGAAAGACATTGATGAAAATATGGGTAAGAAATGGCTTGATATTGACGGCAACACTAGCCTTGTTAATACAAGGACACAATAAATTATTTACACCACCAGTAGGTAGAATACCTGACGGTGTTATAGAGAGTAGGAAGGCAACGCAAGATGAGAAAGACCATAATAGAAAGCTCGCAAAGGACTACGCTCAAGCTGGTTTCGGGTGGAAAGAAAGAGAGTGGGAGTGCCTCCTCTCCCTTTGGACCTCTGAAAGTCGGTTTGATAATTTCGCAAAGAACCAGCGAGGATCAAGTGCTTACGGAATTGCTCAACTACTTGGAGAGAAAGATAGCCGAAGCGAATATCAAATCCTTAGAGGTCTTAAATACATATCTAAACGATACGGAACACCCTGCAAAGCAAATAGTTTCTTTTCCAAACACCGATACTATTAATGGATAAGCTAACAGGGGTATCACTCTTCGCTGGTGTTGGTGGCTTTGACTTGGCTATGGAACGCAATGGCGTAGATGTTGTAGCTAATGTTGAGATAGATAAGCAATGCCAAAAGGTATTGGCTAAGCATTTTCCTAATGCTAAACAGTTCTCCGATATAACAGATGTGAAAGGAAGTGATTTAATTGCAGCAGGATTTAAACCTAATAGAGGAATTATCACAGGCGGGTTTCCCTGCCAAGACCTTAGCGTGGCTGGAAAGAGGCGTGGTCTTGCTGGAGAAAGAAGCGGATT